GCCGAAAGGCTTCCGGGCCATGTTGGCGGCGTGGGAAAACGCCGGGTTCTGCAAGATCGTAGACGATGAAATCAGGTTTTGGAACGGCTCCAAGATCTATCTTTGCCACTGCAAGGACGAAAAGGACATCTACAAATATCAGGGCGCTGAAATCCACGTCCTGATCATTGACGAGCTGACGCACTTTACGGAGACCATGTATCGGTTCCTCCGCAACCGCGTCCGCATGGTCGGCCTGGTTATTCCGCAGGAATACGTTGGGCGCTTCCCGCGCATCCTGTGCGGCGCCAATCCAGGCAACGTCGGGCATCTCTGGGTAAAGGCTACGTTCGTCACCGCAGGCCAGCCGATGGAAATGCGGCTGATGCCGGCCAACGACGGCGGAATGCTTCGGCAGTACATCCCGGCGCGGCTTGAGGACAACCCCAGTATGGGTCAGGATGACCCTGGGTATGAGATGAGGCTTGAGGGCCTTGGCTCCGCCGCACTCGTCAGGGCTATGCGCTGGGGCGATTGGGACGTTATCGAGGGCGCATTCTTCGATTGCTGGGACGCTCGCAGGCATGTCGTCAAGCCATTCGAGATCCCGGAGAACTGGACGCGCAATCGTTCCGGCGATTGGGGCTCAGCCAAACCATTTTCAATCGGCTGGTGGGCGATTATTCAAGACAAGTTCAAGACGCCAGATGGGCTTTGGTTGCCGCGTGGCTGCCTAGTTCGATACCGCGAATGGTACGGCATGCAACCCGGAAAGCCCAATGTGGGGCTGAAGCTGCATGCTGATCAGGTTGGTAAGGGGATCGCGGAGAGGGAGGCGAAGGACCCTCGACTTGTTGGTGGGGTTCTCGATCCTGCTGCTTTTGCTGAGGACGGTGGGCCGCCGATCTCGGAGCGACTGAATAGCGAGTTGATCAAGGCCAAACTGATCCCGTTCCGGCCTGCCGATAACAAGCGCGTCGCGGCCCGCGGTGCAATGGGTGGCTGGGATCAGATGCGAGCCAGGTTCGTCGGTGATGACGACGGCTTGCCGATGATTGTGTGTTTCTCGACGTGTGTTGACAGCATCAGGACGATTCCGGCGCTGCAACACGACCCTGACAAGCCTGAAGACCTCGACAGCGACATGGAAGACCACGCTGGCGACGAATGGCGTTACGAGTGCATGTCGCGGCCTTGGATTAGGCAGGCGGCAAATGACGACAAGCCTAAAAACCTGTCCGGCTATCGATCCGCCGTTTCGACAACCGGCGACTCCTTCAAGGTCTATTGATGCAAACCCTTCCCGTTCCCACACAGCAGGCTAAGCCCGCTGGTCGCGGTGTCGCGCCCGTGATCGATCAGGGAAGTGATGAGGATTACTATTCCACCGAGCGCCTGCGCCGGCAATACAACGATTACCTTGGTGCTAAGGATAGCGAAGCGCAGGAAATGCGCGAGGCTCGCCATTATTACCACGGCGATCATTGGACCTCGGATGAACTGGCTAATCTGAGGCTGCGCCGACAGGCTCCCACCACAGAAAACATGATCGTGAAGAAGGTCAACGGCGTCGTTGGCCTCACTGAGCGGTTGCGGCAAGATCCGAAGGCATACCCGCGCACGCCGAAGCATGACGAAGGGGCCGAGCTAGCAACTGCCACCTTGCGGTTTGTGCTCGACAACAACGACTGGAAATCGAAGTCGTCCAGGATTGCGGGCGCGGCTGCAATTGATGGCATTGCCGGTATCGAGTACGATCTTGTGCCTGGTGATGAAGGCGATCCGTCACTAGAAATGCATCTCGTCTATGGCGATGCATTCTTCTACGATCCGCGGTCATTTGATGAGGGATTTACCGACGCGCGGTTTCTCGGCACCGCAAAATGGGTTGATGTTGAGCAGGCCAAAGAGATCGTACCTGAGAAGGCCGGCGAGATCGACGACCTGATGGAAGGCGGCTCTGAATTCACGACCGTACTCGATCAGGACCGCGAAAAGAACTGGATCAACGTCAACGAAAAGAAGCTCCGTCTCGTTGACCATTGGTATATCAAGGGCGGAAAGTGGCGCTGGTGCCTATACGTCGGCACTGTGATGCTGATGCAGGGTGTTTCGCCGTTCGTTGATGAACGTGGCAAGACGTTCCCGCGCTATCGGGTGTTTTCAGCGGCTGTGGATCACGATGGAGACCGCTACGGCTTCAATCGTAACCTGAAGAGCCCGCAGGATCAGCTCAACCATTTCAATTCTAAAAAGGCCCACATCGCCAACACGCGCCGCGTCATCTCGGAAAAGGGCGCGGTTGATGATATCGAGATCGCCAGGCGGGAATGGGCACGGCCTGATGGCTGGGTCGAGGTCAATCCAGGTCTGAAGATGGAGCCGGATCAAACCGCGCTCAGCGACTTCAAGGGCTTGGCTGAGATGGCGGTCGAAAGCCGCAACTATCTTGAGAACTTCGGCCCAAATCCATCGCTAATCGGGCAGGGGCTTGAAGATAGCTCCGGTCGAGCCATCCAGTTGTTGCAGCAGGCCGCGATTGCTGAACTTGGACCTTATCTTTCGGCGTTTAAGAACTGGAAAATCAGGGTCTATCGCGACATCTGGAACATCATCCAACGCTATTGGACTTCTGAGCGCTGGATTCGCGTCACCGATGATCAGAATGTTGCGCAGTTCTTCCAGATCAACAAGATGGAAATTGACCAGTTCGGCCGACCGGCGATTGTCAATGCCATCGGCTCGCTGGACGTTGATATCATCATCGATGAAGGCCCTGATGCTGTAAACCTTCAGGCTGACAGCATGATGGTCCTGCAATCGCTTGGGCCGCAGTTCTTGCAGCAATTTCCAGAAATCGCCATCGAGCTTTCGCCGCTGCCAAATTCGGTCAAGAAGCCGATGCTGGACAAGATTCAGCAGAAGCAAAACCAGCCGCCGCCGCCAGATCCGAAGGTTATGGCGCTTCAGGCCAAGGCACAACTCGACGCTCAGACGGCTCAACGCGAGGACGCCCGCGAAACGGCCCGCACGCAGCAAGATTTGGCTATGCAGGCCCGTCAGCAGCAGATGGACGAGCAGAAAGCGGCTATGGATGCGCAGATCGAGCGCATGCGAGCGGCCAACGAGATCGAAATTCAGCGGATGAAGGCCGCGGCTGACATCCAGATCGAGCGCATCAAGGCGGCTCAGCAGGCGAGCCTTAATCGCGAACGACACGACCAGGATATGGACCTCGCTAGAGACAAGGCCGCCTATCAGGCTCAACTCGCGAAGTCCAAGCCGCAGCCAGCGGCATAGAGATCGTACAAGCCGACGATACAGGCTTACCCGCACGCCCGAGCGACAGAGGGCATACGTGATCGCACGAAACGCGAGAGGACGAAACGATGAGTGGTGAAAAAGTCGAGGTGTTTCCTACCGAGCAGCAGTTTGACGACCAGGAACTGTTCAACGACGCAGAAGCAACGGAAGCGCCGGATACCCCGGTTGCTGCGGCTGCGGAGACGACTGAACCGACGGAGCAGCCCGAGCCGGTAACGGCAGAGGTCAAGGAAACCCCGGCCGAACGGCCTACGGTGGACGACAATGCTCCTCTTGTGCCGTCATGGCGACTTCGCGAGATCAACGAGGAAAAGCGAACGCTGGCCGATCGGCTGGCTGCACTTGAGGCCGAGAAGGCCACTTGGCAGCGTCAGCCGCAACCCCAGCCGGCTCCGGCCCCTGTGGTTGAGAAGACCGCAAAGCCTGATCCTCTCCTTGATCCCGAAGGCTATGCCAAGGCTGTCCGCGATGAAATCCGCGAGGAGATCATCAGTGAGCGGCGCGAAAGCAGCCTCCATGCTGCTCACGCGAAGTACACAACCGAGTTCGAAGAGGCCTATGCGTCTGCCCAGAAGGCAGTCGATCCGGCCTTGCGCGCTCGGATGCAGGCTTCTCGTGATCCCGGCGAAACCCTCATTCAGTGGCACCGCGAACAGAAGACCCGTCAGGAGATCGGCGGCGATCTGAACGCGTATAAGCAGCGCCTCCGTGACGAAGCTCTGAAAGATCCGGAGTTTCGGAAGGCGGCAATGGCTGCTTGGCAAGCTGAAGCTCAGCCCACCACCAACGGCCGTCCGAACGTTGCACTGCCTCCATCCATCAACGGCATCAGCCGTTCGAACGCATCCCTGAGCAGTACGATCGGCAATGACTTGTCTGACGACGGGCTTTGGGAACACGCCAACGCTTAAACGCAGCCACATCCCTGAATAACCGACCCGCCTTGATGGCGGGTTTTTTGTTGGGCGAGTGGCAGGAAAGGACAGAAGGTTATGGCTCTCACTACCACTCAAGCCAACAACAAACTCATTGAGTTCACCAAGCAGGTGAACCGTGAGTGGGTTCGCGACAACCTGTTCGCGCCCTATATGGGCGTTGACATCACCGCCATCATCCGCAAGCGCATGGAGCTGACCTCCGGCGGCGAGCAGATGAACATTCCGCTTGTTGCCCGTCTGCAGGCGCAGGCCATCGGTACTGGCACTCTGGCCGGCAATGAAGAGTCCATCGACAACTACGGCATGCGCCTGTGGATCGATTGGGCTCGTAACGCGGTCAAGACCAACAAGGCCGAAAAGCAGAAGGACTCGGCCGCCATCTTCGGCGTGGCGCGTCCGCTCCTGTCGGACTGGCTGAAGGAACTCAACCGCGACGAGATCATTCAGGCGCTCTACGCTTTGCCCACGGAATCCGCGCCTGCGGGCCTCGGTTCTGCCAACGGCCAGCGTGTCAACGGCATCCTGTTCGATTCCGCGACCGCTGCCCAGCGCAATACCTGGGTGACCGACAATGCCGATCGCGTCGTGTTCGGCAATGCAAACTCGAATTACAGCACGACCTTCGCCACCGCGACGGCCACGCTGGACTCTACCAACGACATCGCGAACGCCGCTAACATGCGCTTCCTGAAGCGTGTTGCTCGCGCCGCCAACCCGAAGCTGCGTCCGTTCAAGGTGAAGGACGGCCGCGAATACTTCGTCGCGTTCCACGGCTCGCGGACGTTCCGCGATCTGAAGGCATCTCTCGACACCATCAACAAGGATGCGCGTTCTCGTGAGGGCGACGGTCTGAACAAGAACCCGCTCTTCCAGGACGGCGATCAGCTTTACGATGGCGTCATTCATCGTGAGGTGCCGGAAATCGATACGCTGGCCCCGGTCTTCTATGCGACGGCGGGCTCCGGCGGGACGACTCCAGTTCGCCCGGTGTGGTTGTGCGGTCAGTCAGCAATGGCGATGGGCTATGGCCAGATGGCCAAGCCGACGCAGCTCGATAACACCGACTACCAGTTCAACCAGGGCGTCGGCATCGAGGCGGCCTATGGCATCGCCAAGATGTTCAAGAAGACCACGGGCGGAGCCCTGAAGGAATGGGGCATCTGCACGGGCTTCTACGCCGCCACGGCTGACGCGTAATCCAGGAAAGGACCAAAACACATGGGTACTGCTATCCCGGCTCGCTCCAGTGGCGACCAAACCATCAACTACCTTCGTACTCCGATCGACTTCAGCCTGGGTTATACCGGGACCAAGACGGTCGGAACCGTTCCTGGCGGCTGCGTCATTCTCCGCGCTTATATCGTGGTGACGACGGCGTTCAACAACGGCTCGACCAATACGATGAACATCGGCACGTCTGGCACTGCGGCAAGCTATGCCAGTGGCGTCGCTCTCGGCACGGCCGGCGTTATCGGCGGCGGTACTGCGATGGCGACATCGGTTTTGGCGACGCCTGCCGCAGATACGGCGATCATCGCGACCATGGCTTCGACCGGTACGGCGGCTACCGCTGGTGCCGGCATCGTCGTGGTTGAGTATCTGCCGGTGGCATAAAATAAATCGAGAGGGCGGGTTACGGCTCGCCCTCTCAATTTTTGGGAGTTTGCATGCGGATTGGCCTTGTCACGCCCTGCTATAACGAGCAGGTCCATTACGACTACATGCTATCTGTCATGGCCGTTGATAAGATGGCGGGACAGTTGGGGCATGAATTCAAGGCCTACATCGCAGCGGGAACGGCCATCCTCCCCAGAGTTCGTAATCGCCTGATTGCCATGGCTATGGCGGATAAGTGCGACTGGATTGTCTGCGTTGACGACGATATCGGGTTTAATCCAGCCGATCTGTTCAAGATGTTTCAGCACGGCGAGAAGATCGTCGCCGCTGCTCCTGCTAAGCGTCATCACCGATGGGACGAGCAGCCTGCGGCTGTTGCAAAGTTTCCGCGAGGCACGATTACCGGCAAGCGAACGGCTGCAGGGCGGATCTGGAAGATGGACGCTGTTGCTACCGGCTTCATGGCGATCCACGCCAGCGTCATTACGGCTATGGAGCCGATCACAAAGGCTTACCTCGCTGAGGGCGTCCCGGTTCGAAGTTGGTTCTGGCTCGATATGATCGAGCAAGACGGCCAAACCGTGGACGAGGGTGAGGACTACAACTTCTGCAGAAAGTGGAATGAACTCGGCGGTGAATGCTGGGTTGATCCTGACATTCGCGTTCGTCACTACACCGGCACTGTGTGCCACGACGTTTGCTTGGCAGATGTCGAACTCAAAGAGGAGGCCGCATAATGGCTAAAGTAACCTGGCTTGGCGAAGATGAACTTCATGGTAACGGCGCCGGACCATCCTTTACGGTGGCCTTTGACGGGATCAAATTCCCCAAAGGGGAGGCGGTCGAAGTTCGCCGGCACGCTTTCGTTCAAAAGGCGCTGAACAATCAGTTCTTCGCCGTCGAAGATGCTGATGACGTTGATGATGCGCCCGACAAACCTAAGAACAAGGGCGGACGGCCGCGCAAGGATGCTGAACCGGCCAAAGAACCTGAGCCTGCTGGCGAGTAATCAAAGGCCCCTTTTTAGGGGCCTTTTTCTTGTGAGGGCCGATGTCAAAAACCCGCGCCGATATCCAAAAGAAGGCCCTCGATATTCTCGTGGGTGGTGATGTCGGCGCGAGCATGTCGGACGAGGACGCGACCGCGCTCGATGGGTATATCGATAGCGTCGTCGCTGAACTCAGCGCGGATGGTACGGCCTACATCAGCGATCCTGATGAGTTGGACGATGAACTGTTTCTTCCGTTCAGCAAGCTTGTGGCAAACGCTGCCGCGGAAGAGTTCGGCGGCCAGTCCAACGAGCAGGTTGCGCAGCAACAGCGCAACCGCATCCGTGTTCTGACTCGTCAGACGCCTGGATACGGGCCGCAGCAAACGGACTACTTCTAAGTGCCAGCGGTCCACATCCCGTTCCCGCTTTCGTCGTCTCCGGGCGCCTCAGGTCAAGAGAGTGCAGGACGGCTGATAAATACCTATGCGGAGCCACTTGGGAAGGACATCGGCGCACAGAAGGGATTTTCGCCGCCGCAGGTGGTTTGGCGAAAGTCACCGGGACTCGCTCAGTTCTGCGCTTCGACGCAGTCTGGCTTCCGCGGTGGGTTGTTAGTCGGCAGTGCCCTCTATACGGCATGGAGCGGAAAAGCGGCAACGTACACCTCTGGCGGAGTTGAAGCCGTCCTGACGGGCACGCTGAACGGAACGGAAAAGGTGTTCTGGGCTCGCAACAACAAGAGCCCGACGCCTGATGTAGTGTGTGTTGCTCCTGGTACTGGCGCTTTCTCGGTCACGTCCAGCGCAGTATCCGCGTTCGCTGATCCTGACATCGGCACGCCGAACAGTGTCGGGTTCATGGATGGCTATTTCATCTTCACCTATGGAGATGGCACTATCCAGGCGTCCGGCCTGAACGATGTCACGATTGCCACGACGGACAAGACGAAGGAGCAGGCGAAAACTGGCGGCCTGACGCGCGGGCTTCCCTTTAACGGGCAATACTATGTCTGGGGCCCAAACTTCGGCGCGGTCTATTCCGACACGGCGCAACCTACTGGCTTTCCGTTCACGCGCTCCTATGTGATCCAGCGCGGCTTGCTGAGCCCCTATGCGGTGGCTGGTCACGAGGATGGATTTGGTTCTGCGTTGATCTGGGTTGCGGATGACAATTCGGTGGTGCAGCACAATGGCACTCCGAACCCGCTGAAGATTTCGCCGCCGGATCTTGATCGGCTGATCGCCGCTGTATCGGACAAGACCACGCTAGAGGCATCTGTCTATATCTCGCAGGGGCATCCGAAATGGGTGCTGTCCTGCCCGTCATTCACCTGGGAATTCGACCTCGGCAGCCAGAAATGGAACGAGCGGGCGAGCTACCAGCAGAGCCGTTGGCGCGCGATCAGCGGCATCTCGGCTTTCGGCAAGTGGATCACGGGGGACACGCAGGGCAACCGGCTGCTCTATGTCGGTGAACAGACCTATGATGAGAATGGCAACCCGCTTCAGTTCCAGATCGAAAACGG